AATTTTAAAAATTGATTTATAACAACAAAAGACGATGAATCTAATGAAAATATGGATGATTTTAATATAATGAACATACTTAAAGAAAAATTAAAAAGTTTTAAAGAACAGTCTTTAACTTGATTAAAAGATAGTTTAAAATCTTTTGTAGAAAAACTTGGATTTGGTTTTGATGAGAAAACAGAGGATGAGAAATTACAGGACAATTTAAAAACAAGACAGTCCATGGATATCGGCAATGAATTATCTTCTACACAGTCTGAAAATAAAGCAAAGATTGTTGAAAAAAAGAGAAAAGAAAGGGATGAAGAAGCTAAATCACGACAGGCTCATATTGATGCTGTGAATAAAGGTAATGCTAATATTAAAAATGGTATAAATCAAATAAATACAAATGTTGTGGCCAATAATATTTCATCACAACCACAAAACACATCTATACCAGATGAAGTAGAACATATGGGATTAGTATTGATGAATAAACCAGCTATAGGAGGTGTATTTTAATGCAAACATTTGTATTACCAAAAACACACCAAGATAAAAAAGATATGTTGTGACTTAATCTTATTGCTATGGATTTAGATAGTCAGAAAGCTTATGCTCGTGGTGGAAATCCAATTAAAACTGGTGCTAGATTAGGTGAATGAAAAATATTAGCACCCAAAGATATACAAGAGAGTATAAGCCATGATTGAGGAGAATATGAAAGTTTAGCAACACGTGTTGCTCAAAAAGCTGGTAATCTTAAAAAAGCAACGGTTGAAGGTAAAAGCATATGAAACGCAACAAAAACAGCTATAATTGAAGGAAAAAATCAACAATCAAAAGGTAATTTTTTACCAGAACAACTTATCAATCAAACAGCATCTGCTTTAGCATCAGTTGAAGCAACAAAATATAAAATAGATTCTGCGATGGTATACCAGAATAGTAAAAAACGTGAATACTCTTTATCATTTGTATTGGCACAATTTCCCAGTAATAATAAATCAGATAGTTCAAGCAATTATGATTCAATATTTTATCCAATAAGAGAATTACAAAAATTATCCTGTGCTCAGTTGGGTTCTGGTCTTATTTCTTTATCATTTCCAGCCATCTTTAAAATATATACCACACCATCAAAAATAATTAACATTAATCATGCTGCTTTAATATCGGTACAACCAACATGAAGAGCTCCATTTAAAGACGGCTATCCAACTGTGTGTGAATTACAGTTAACATTTATTGATATAGAACCGTTATATAGAAAAAGTTTTGAATTTGGTGGTATTGTAAAAACACATGAAAATCCGTTAATTGAAAATAACTGGAAATTATAATATAAGGAGAATGGATTTTGATTGAATCTATAAATAAAACATTTTATGAAAGAACAGGAAAAAGACTGGGTAATACATCACAAGTACAGTTATTTTCTATTTTAAAGGATAAGCGTAATAATGTTGATTTCATTAATATATTCAAGTCTTATAAGCTAAATGAAGATTTGAAAAAGAGTTTTTCTTATGATCTATATGAAGTGCAAAATGATGATTGATGGGAAAACATATCATTTAAATACTATGGTACACCAGATTTATGATGAATAATAGCTCTTGTTAATGAAGTGATGAATCCATTTGAACATCTTGAAGATGGAATGAATTTGTATATTTTAAAACCAGCATATTTATATCAAATGCTGAAAGAAATCAGAAATATAGGCAGTGAAGCATAATGAAAAAGCAAGAAAACACAAATGAATTTTCTGTGTCGTTATCACTTGATATTGGTGATGTTATACTTGATGTTGCGAGTATAGTAGAGTTATATTTTATTGAAGATATTTTTTCATTTTGTGTCACGGGTAAGATTATATTTACTGATCAAAGAGGTGTATTTGAATTTGGGCCATTGACAGGTAATGAGCGTATTAATATAATATATGGTGATGAAGATGATGAAGAATGAACATTTGACATATATAAAGTATCATCTATAGACAAAACAGAAGATGCTAGAGGTGGTACATCACAAGCCATTGAAATGTTTTTTGTTGATGTAATGTTTTTCCCCTTAAATCATTTACAGTTTTCCAGATCATGAAAGGATAAAAGAGCATCAAGTATTATATTTGATATAGCAGAAAACATGCTTGGTGTTGGTAGGTGAGAACATAAAGAAATAGCTAAAGAGAAACTTGATTATTTTTATATGCCTTACTGAACACCATATACTGCTATAAAATGATTATTACAGAGATGTACCAGTAAGAATTTAAATGTGCCTGGTTATTGTTTGTATAATAATTCAAAGGGAACTAATTTCGTAACACTTGAAAAGCTATTAAATGGGAATTTAATGGAAATTGGTGGTGATAGTGTTTATGTTTTCAGTGATTCTAATCCGTTCTTGTATAATAAGATATTAAGTTGATCTATATCAGGTATTGATAGCCTTTCATTAAAAAATTTAGCTGGCAATACATTATATGGTTATAATTCTATGACAAAAAGTTTTATAACAAAAGAGTTTGGATATGCTGAATCTGTTAAAAATCATACTATACTTGGAAGGCAGACATTGTTTCCAGATTATACAGAAAAGCGAATTGGCTATAAAAATACAGAAGAAACAAATATAAATAGTATAGATACAATATATCACAACACATGAAATAAAGTGTATGATCATCAGCAAGTGTTAAGTATAATAGTAAGAGGACATGAGAGAAGATATTGTGGTGGTATGATAGAAATTGAATGGCCAAGTAAAAGTGATTTGGATCAGAGATATAATAAAAATTTATCAGGTTATTATCTGGTTAAGAGTATAACTCATCATTTTTCTGGTTATGGTATGCCACATTATAAACAAAAAATGCTTTGCATAAAAAATGGATATGAATATAGTGATGCAAGAAATCTTGAAAAAGCAACCAAGACAAATATAGCGACATAAATTATGATCAAAAATGACCCTAGAACATATTTCCAACAGCAAGAAGATAAACTCTTTGGCATATATAAAGGTGTTATTGAAGACAACACTGATCCTGAAAAAATGGGAAGATGCCGAATAAGAATAATAGGTGTTCACACACCACTTAAGACTAAAAGTTTAACTGAGGGTGTGCCTACAAATGAGTTGCCGTGAGCTGAACCAGCTATGGGTTTGTTTGAAGGTAGTATGAGTGGTTTTGGTGCTTGGACTGTTCCATTACAGGGATCACATATGTTTGTGTTTTTTGAACAGGGACACATTTTAAAACCAAGATATTTTGCTTCAATACCAGGTAAACCAGCAGATCAGAATCACGGTTTTAAAAGCAAGGAAGGGTTCAGTGATCCAGATAGTGAATATCCCATCACATCTGTTGATAAACCACACAAACCAAATGCTTTAAATGAACCAGATTTCCATAGATTAGCAAGAAATGATAATACTGGTGATACTATTGTGGATACAAAAACAACCAATAAAAATGCATCAGAGCCAGCTCCTTATTATAATGCTGAATACCCACACAACAAAGTGTTTGCCACACATAGTGGTATAACAATAGAAATGGATGATACACCTGATAATGTTAGATTACATGTTTATCATCCATCTGGAACGTATTGTGAAATTAATAATGAAGGCAATGTCATAATAAGGAATGCTAATGATAAATATGTTATAATAGATGGTAAAAAATTGGAATATACCGGAAATAATAATACTATGTATGTTAAAGGAAAACTTACTATAAGTGCTGACAATGGTATTGATATTTGATCTGGTGGTAATATAAACATAGATGGAACACAGGTGCATATAAATGATGGAATTGCTGTCAAAAAGACAAATATATAAAGGAATAACATGGCTGGTGTTGTAAGAAAAGGAGATATATGTTCGGGACACGGGGATTGGCCTCCGAGATCATCCACTTCATGATCGTCCACAGTGTTTGTTAATGGCCTTGAAGTTATACGAAACGGAGATTCTTGAGCTGTTCACTGTAATAGTGTTCCGGTTTGTCATGGTGGTACATCAATTGGAACTGGTTCAGTGTATGTTGAAGGAAATGTACTACAAATAAGTGGTGATCCAATTTCATGTGGAAGTACACATTCTGCTTGTTCATCTAATGTTTTTGCAAAAGGAGCTTAAGTGATATATTATTCTGACATAGATATAGCCCTAACCACACAAATAGATGGTGATGTGACAAAGGATGCTAACAATGAAGCTGTTAAAAATTCTCTCATTAATATATTAAACACAATGCAGGGAAGTAGAAGAATGTTACCAACCTTTGCGTTAAATTTATATGGATTATTATTTGATCCCATTGATGATATAACAGCTGAACGAATAGGTGAAACTATGTTAGAATCACTACAAATGTGAGAAGATAGGATTATAATAGAAGATATATATGTAATACCAGAATATGACACAAATCAATATAAAATAAGAATGAATTATAAGCTAAAGAATTCACAAGAAATACAACACTTAGATTATATATTGAATAAAATATAAGGAACAAAATATGAGCAATCTAGTACCAGATTATTTAAATATAGATTTTAACACCTTAGTTGATAGAATGAAAACACAAATTCAAGAGTCAGATGTATTTCTTGATGTTGACTATGAAGGAGCAAATATAACAGTGTTGATTGAATTATTTGCATATAT